AAACATAATGACGTTGGATTCACTTGAATCATAGTCAACCATCTCTTCAATTGTATGCTCTTTCATTTCCTTAAGAACATCATAATAATAAGACATTGCTTGTTCACCTGGATTAGACGATCCAATAATATGGTAGGAACTTACGGCGTGCATCGCATCCGGATCTTCCTCGAATGACATCCAAGGCTTAAGAGTATAATATCTCATACCTTGGTCAATATCTTCCATGGCAACAATTTTTAAAACGCGCCGTACAATAATATCATCCGTTTCATCGTTATTCCAAGCAACAATTTCACATATTAATTCATCATTATTGGCTAGTTTGAATTGTTTTATTTCCATCACAGATCTACCTTATATGTCTTATATATGAAATTTTCTGCCTTATATATTTTCAATCTTTCGAACGAATGCAATAAAGAGTAATTTTGTCTGTTTCCCCAACTAAGGTCGTCCGCAATATCGTACAGTTGAGTTGTTCGCCCGTCGTCTGATTTACGAAGACCCCTTCCGATTGATTGGAGGACTCTAATTTGCGATTTGGATGAAGAAGCAAAAACAATATTATGTAAATTACGAATATTAATACCAGTGCTGAAAGTACCCAATGAAGCAACGATGATTGCATCTGACTGCTTTTCTGTGATTTTTCTAATTGCTTCTCGGTCTGCCGTGTCAGTTGCGCCACTGACGAAGAAAACTTTTCGATCATCGTGTGCTTTATCCTCAATTAAATCAAACAACACTTTACCATGTTTTTCCACATATTGGAATAGAACCAATGTATTACCTTTTTGCTCTAAGGCAAGATTACGAATAAACTTATTTCTTTTTTCCAATCCAACAATATAATTTATTTCATCCTGATACGGTTGTTTACCAAATGTTTTTCGTACATCTTCTGGATGTGTTAACACAATACGCCTAATTTCTAATGGGGCAAGAGTATCATTGTCTTGCAGATCACGTGTAGTAGTAACTCTATTTACCTTTCCAAAAAGACCTTGTAAGACTAGCTCGTGTGTCTGTGTTCCGTCCAGGGTACCAGTAGTTCCAAAACGGTATGCAGCTTCAGAACATTTATTCATAATGGATGTCAACGATTTGGATTTAAATCCATGGCACTCGTCACCAATAACCATACCAAATTGCTCAAACCATACACCTGGCAGTTTATAGATGGATTGCCACGTGGATACAATAATGGATTCTATAGTATCCTTTTCCTTGCCTGAGTATATCTTATGGACATTATTATATCCATAATCTTTAAAGTCATTTGTCATCTGTTCAACAAGAGATGTCGTAGGGACGATAATAAGAACTTTTGTATCCTCAGATTCTCTAATCATATCCAAATAGAATCTAATTAAAACATATATAATAAGTGATTTACCAGAACCGGTTGGTGATAATAGAATTGCTCTTTTCTTTTCTAATCCACGACACACGGCATTAAATTGGTAATCACGTATCGGAAACGGAAGTGCAATATTATGAATGAAATCCATTACCTCTTGTGGATCTATCTTGGTGTTATGAGTAGCATCGTCAGGGTAACCATACTCAGTGCGCTCTGCGTGTATGGTATAGCCTCTTTGTTCAATAAATTTCTCGAGATGGTCGATGAGTCCGGCGGGTAACTCATAGGTCCTAGCATTAAACAGACGAATTTTACCATCCCATAACTTGTTACGGAATGCTGGCATGAACTTATATCCGGGCACAAAGAATGAAAAGAATTCATTTAATTCTTGAGCCTGACCAAAATCACATTCTATTTTTAGAACGGAATGGTTTAATTTCCGGACTCGAATTGTCTCCACTTAATTATATTTCCTATTGTTTGATGTCGCCATCTTAAAGTATCTATAATTTCTGTAAGTGTTTCAATTACGGTCTTATAATATTCAATTTTTTCTTCAGACTTTTGAATATCCATATCAGATCCATAATAATATTCTTTCTCTTGCTTGGTTCGTATATTTAATCCATTATATGGATCATATGACCAACCACGATCATCAATATCTTCTTGAGACATTTTCCCTTCATAATATAACCATTTATCTTTGAGTAATTCTTTTTGTTTAAACTCTGCTCTTTTCAACATCAGTTTATAACTGGATAGAAGCTCAAGATATTTTGCATGTAGTATGGGAGTGAGACGAGAGGTTTCGTCAAGATGCATTTCGCTGATTTTACAATCCTCAGCCCAGTCTGCTAGGATCTCTTCTAATGATTTCATAATATAAACTCCAATTATGTACGAGTCACTGTGAATGAGTTACTTATCGCGCCTGTAGTTGAATTAACTTCAAGTAGTTCAAAATAATTAAATCTGAATGAAGAATTGAATGTGATAAAGTCAGAACCGGTAGATGTAGATTCAAACTGAATATCACCAAGAGATGTTGGTACACACTCTAGATATTTAATCTGCATCGTAGAGTTATTATGACTTGAAAGAATATGCAAAGTAATATCTGCATATGTTGGAGGTGTGGTGGGTGTTCTATTTAATGGTGACTCTTGATTGGTATCAAGTATTCTACGTAACCAATTATACATTTCCTTATAACCTTGCATATCTTCATCTAGAATAATATTTGCCGAAAGCTCATTAAATGTCAAAGTATCACCAGCAAATGGAACACCTGCAATCTTTCTAAATGGAACTTCCACAGCAGATAATAACATACCTGGGTGTGTTATGTTCTGACAAAAGAACTCAAGATTAGGATAATTCTGACGATCAAGCACCAATTTAAAACTGGTGGGTTGAAGGTAATTAAGGTTCGTAGTAAGTTCTGCCATGATTCTATTTATACCATAAAAAAAGGAAGGACCGAAGTCCTTCCTAAATGGATTATTATTATAGTTATAATCCGATACAGAACTTAAGCGAGGATGTTGTCCACACGGAAGATTCTATAGTACTGGTTAGTCTTGACAGCCGCCAAACCATCAGCAGGTGTATCACCAACGAATGGATTTGAAGCCATACCGTAACGAGTCTTAAACCCGATACGTGGCTGGAAGGTGTCTTCTCCAACCGCACGAACCATTGTTAATGGGACGTATGGACAGTAGAACAGACCAGCGTCATATGGGTTTGTACCCTTATAGCCAACGTTGATGTAATCAACAGAAGCATATGGGTCAATGTAGACACGAGTACGGCCGTTCAATACACCAGCAAATGTATTACCAGTGTCGTCAACATTCAAGTTAGTTGACATTGCAGGAGCATAGTCAAGCATACCAGAAGCTGCAAGTGCAGAAGCAACATCTGAAGAACAGATGATGAAGTTACCCTTACCTCTACGAGTTTCTTTGGCGATTACGTTAGCTTCACGTTCGATTTGAACGATCATGCCCTTGAACTTTTCAACAGACCAACGGCCATCAGCATCAGTTGACAAGTCAAAGATACCGTTAACAGCAGTTGAAGCCTGGAGAGCACCAGTCTTAGCTTGTGAGTTGATTGTACGAATCACTTCACGGTTAATTTCAGCCAAGATCTCAGTTGACAGAATATTTGCCAACTCAGTTTCAGCGTCAAGACCATGAATCGCTTTCAAATCTTGAGCCAATTCCAAGCTGTATTCTGCTTTCAGAGCACGTGACTTAGCAGTAACTGTTGCTTTCTCAATGGTGAATCCCATTTCTTGGAAAGAAGAACCACCAGATGAACCCAAAGCTTCACCATCAGCAGTAGGCATACCACCACCGAAGATGTTAGTTAAACGAGCATCATCAGCAGTTGAGTCAGAGTCAAGGTTAGCAACATTAAGACCTGAAGCATTATCAGAGTCATGAGTTGCTGATGAATCACCAGAGAAGTTAGTCTCAGCTTCGTTGAAGAGAGCTTCACGGTTAGATGTAGAACCACCACCATAGCGTGACTTCATAGCGAAGATCAGGCCAGTTGGTCCAGTCATTGGTTGAACACCACATACATCGTATGCCATCAAGTTAGGCATTGCACGACGAACCAATGCAATCAGAACAGGATTCCAGTTTGCAGCAGAAGTAGTGTTGTTAGCAGGTGCAGCTTCTGAAAGGAAGCCAGAGTTTTGCGCAGCTTCTTCAGCAAATGCACGCTCTTGGTTCTCAAGAACTGCAGCTGTAACTGCTTTTCTGTGATGGTCTTTAATTGATCCGGCAGTTTCTTCGTTAAGAACCGGAGACCATTTTTCGATCAGACGATCATATGATTCCATTTTTGGAACTCCTTATTTATTGGTCTTTTTAATGGCTGAAAGGTATGATTCCATTACTGGTGAAGAAGTCATTGGAGCAACATCTCCATCTTCAACTTCATCTGTAATGTCAACGGTTTCAGTAGTCTTCTTAGTGAAGTATGATTCCTTGATTGTAGCAACTTTTCTAGCAAAAGTTTCTTCATCTTCAAAATCAACATCTTCAACAAGTGACTTAAGTTTTTCTACCTGAGTCTCTGCAAGGTCACGAGCTGATTCACGAATAATCGCGTCACGCTTATAGCCTTCCAATTCTTCAGATAGTTCGATAGCTTTAGCAGTAGTAACATTCAAAGATTCTTCAAGTTCTTCTACTGTTTCTGCCAAATCATCAACTAGGTCAACCTTAGACTCAGGAACTTCAATGTAAGACTCTGTGAACAGATCCTTAAGATTGTTCATAAAGTTCTCAGCAATTTCTGCTCTTAAGCCATTCTGGATAGCGACTTGATTGTCTTCCATCCATTGTTCAACAACGTAGTTGAGGTAGCTGTCAACCTTTTCTACGAGATCAGTTTTTGTTGTCTGAATTTCTTCAGCAAGTTCTTCCTCGTATTTTGCTTCAAGCCGATCAATTTCTTCTGAAAGCTTAGATTTAATCGCAGCTTCGAAGATTGTTTCGGCCTTCTCCTTGAACTCTTCAGAAAGTGTAGCTTCTGATTCAACGAGAGCACTTAGGTCTTGTGAAAAGTCTGCTTCATATTGAATGTTTGATGTTTCAGCAATTGCTTCATCTTCGTCCCATTCAATACCTTCAGCCTTCATCATACCATTGTACATTGTCTGAAGCTTCACTTTAGGTGCTTTAGACATACTGTTGTACATTGCATTGATGAGACCAGCTTTTGTCTTAGGCATTGGATCTTGCTTAGTCTGGTCACCCTTACGAGCAGGGGCCTTCTTAACAGAATCGTCAGCTTTGTCAACAGATGCTACAGACTGAGCTTCAGCATTCTTAGGATCGTGACCTTGAGCTTCCATGATTTCGTTCTCGTCATCATGGAGTTCAATGTCTTGATCTTCAGTGTATTGATCAGTCATATTGACTCCTATTATTTTGATTTGAGTAACGAGAGGAAATTCTTAAACTCACGAACCTGTACCTCATAGAGATCTTTCCGTGGAGCTTTCTTAATTTCAGTCTCCATTTGTTCAATTGCCCGAGCTTCAATGATACCGTTATTCCAAATCCATTCTACACCTTCCATAACACCATTAACAAAAGCATTTGGAGCAGATGGATCTTGTACGATATCGATGGCATTAAGCATGAAGTCTTTACCGACCATCATTGCATCGCCACCACGCTGTAGGCTTCCCATACCACGAGTTGAAACGCCAACCCTGACACCGCCATCGAGTAAACCTTTTACGATTTGACCCATTGGAGTTTCCAAGATAGTCGCTTTTCCTACAATATCGTTACCCTTCCAATTAAGGGATTCGATCTTGTGAGAAACTTTATCAAGGTTAACAGTAGGACCATCTGGATGGTTTAATTCACCTACTGCTCTACCTTTTGAAACTTGTTCGTCATTATACTTACCAACTGCGGCTTCCATAATAGGTCTTGGATAAATCCGACCGTTACGGTTTTTGGCCTCAGCCTGAGCAAATACTCCTTCAATAGAGTATTTCTTACCACCACCTTCTTTGGCTTCGGTAAAGAACTCAAGGTTCTGGTCTGTATATTCTGCAATAAGTTTCATTTCATTTTCCTAAATTGTGACACAAATTGAGTCGC